CGATTTGCGTTGCGGCTGGCGTCACACCTCGAGGATTCCACGCGATCCGCAAGGCCAGCGGCAGCTACGTCAAAGCCGGCGGCGGCGATGCCACAGACCACCTGGGGCACGCCAACCCAAAGACCACGAAAGACCATTACCTAGACCCGAACATCACAGGGCAGCAGTCGGCACTGGACTTCCTGCCGCCTCTCGACCTAGACGGGCCGGGAAAGCCAGCGGCGTGACGTATGTCAACCCGGCAAGCGGGGAGCGGCACGGGGAAAGGGAGAAACCCGCGCCGCTCAACCCGCCGCCCGGCTCACAGTGGCGTCCGCTTGTCGCGTGGTGAAAACAGGCTTTCGCCGCGCAAAGCTCGGCGCCGCATTTCCGCGACTTTGTCTTTCGTCCCTGGCAACGCCGCTGTTGGTTTCGCTGCGTCCATTTCCGCTAGGATCTCGTCTGCGATGGCGTGGCCTTCGTCACCGACCAGCCTCATGCAATCAAATAGCAGCGTCTGGTCGCCACGTGCGGCACGTGATGCGTAGGAATCGCCAGTGCGCGAAACCTTCCCCGGTCTGGCGTAGACACGCACTACGCTGCACAGGTGAGCGTGCAGGCGGGTGGCACGAATCAGCCAGCCACGTATTTTCGGCTCAAGGTTCGCTTCAAATCGCGTCCGTCTAGCAGCGTGCGAAGGCTCAACCGCATCCGTTTGCGGCTGCTTGTCCTGCGCAAAAAAACTCTGCTGGACATCGGCCATGGCCGACCATTCTGGTCAGTGTGTCAAGCCGCGCACCTTGAATATCACCGCTCGCAGGGCAATCCGCATTTCGGGAGTCGAAAACCAGAGGTTTGCAAACTCAATCACAATGGCCTGCAGCAGCAGGTCGAGCGCAGCCGAGTTGTTGCCTGTCAACCGCCAGCGGGCTTCAAGATCCTCACGACATTTTGCGGTGACAACCGCCAGAGCGTCCAGCGCACCGGCGCCCGATCCAGCGTGCGTCATCTGCCGGGCCAGGTCTGCCATGTGCCGTTCCGGCCAGTAGCGGCACACCTGCGAAACGAACACGTCACAGCAGTGCTCAAGCTCAACTGCCTGCGGCCCGATGCGGCTGCGGATCTCGGCGCGTAGTTCTTCCACCGACGTGACCGGCGCGACGCCCACCCGTCACCTCCCGCCGATTGGCCTGGCCGGTGAAGCAGTCGCGGGCGTCGCGCCGGTGACGCACTTGCCTGTAGGGCAGTCGGCCTTGGCTGGAGCATCAACCGCCATGCTCGCTCGAGCAGCTGCGACCGCCGCGGCTGCGCGTGGGTACTCGTGATCCAGAGTGACCGGATCAGCCGACAGCCAGACGAGTAGTTGCAGCAGCCATTCAAACACTAGAAAGCCCTCGCGTGGTCGATGGTCGGAAAGCCGTCCGCGCCCACAGCGTGCTGGACCATCCGCCCATCAGCGTCTGGTGCTGGCTCGGCAATGAGCATGAACCAGAGTGCGGTTTTCGCCGCCTTGGCAATCAGACGGAGAACCGGCCTGTCGTGCTGTGGAACGACCGGCAGCGGATTGAACGGCGACGGTGCCGGGCCACGGCCGCTGTTGATCCAGTAGCAAAACAGACAGCCAAGGACGAATGCCCAGACGATGCGCTTGTCAAGAATCATTTCCGGTCCTCTGTCGGGTTGGGCGCGAAAAACGCGCCGTGATCGAGGTCGCGATAGGCGAAACCGTCAACGCCTCCGATGACGAAGCTATCGGACTGTGCAAGGATGATTTCCGCGTCGTGACGGGTAATCCAAAACGATCCGTCTGGTTGGTCTGGCGGATGCTTTCCGCCTTGCTGATAGTTGCCCCAGCTGTTGATCACCAAGACGCCATCGCGTGGATTCTTCATCGGCGGTTCGCCGTTCTTGCCACTGTTGGCAACGTATTTCACAGCAATGATGCACATGCAATGGCTCCAGCTGGAGCGACGTGCAACGAATCCATCGGCGTCACGGTCTTGGCCTGCAAAGCCGACGTTGGAACAGATCGGCACGCACATGCCAGACTCTAGTGCGGCGGTCAGCCCTTCCCACGTTTCGCACAGTGCGACCGCCCGTGCTGTGTGCTTGTTGGCTTCGATTGCCAACGGCTTTGGGCAACCGTAGGCGCCCCATTGTTTTGAGAGGCTGGTGGAATACGTCGATAGGTCGTGCTCGCCATACTTCTCACGGTAGAGGATTCCGCCAATGCCCTTCTCTCGGCACTGGCCTGACACCCAGCGGGCCGCTGCGGCCCCGTAGGAGCCATCAGACCAGCCGGCAAACGTGACCGGCGGCAAGCGGGCCGCCGTCCTTGATCCTGCGTACAGCGGTTCAGTGGCCACTAATTTGGGCGGTGCTGGCAGGCGTCCGGTGGACCAATCCACGCTTTGGCCGACGTATGAACCCATGGCCCAGCCAAACGAAACGCACGTGCCGACTGGTCCCTGATTCCATGGCCCAAACGGCGTGCCATAGACGGCACGGTGTGCTTTGTCAGCGTACCGGTACAAGTAGGCGTCTTTGCCCTGCGCCTTGGCGATGCACTCGCTGCCAGCGTCAGCAAAAAACGGATGCTTGAGTTCCCCGAGAAACTCCCGCGTGGCCTCTGGATTCGGCGTGTACCCGTAGTTTGTGCGCGGACTGCCAATCGATTGCTCCAGCACGATGGCCGACCGCAGCCCGACGACGAACGCCAGGACGATCAAGGCACAGGCCAGAACGTGGTGCCACTCAATGCGCCGCATCAGCCGCAGCCCTCCCGATTTCGCGGAAGGCTGCAACCCATGCCGTGCGCTGCTCTGGTCCGACAGGACCACCTGACACGCCAACCTTCGCCGTCAGGTATGCCTTGATCGCGTCACGCGCCCGTGGCTGACGATCGCCTATCTTTGCGCCACGGCACCGCAGTTCAAAAGCTCTGGTCCGCAGGTCGTCAAATGCAACGCCGGTCGTCAGGTGCGGACCGCCGGCACGCTCGGAATCGTAGGCCAGTTCATCAGCCAATTCCGAAAACATCCCGGCCGTGACAGCAGCATCAGCCGCAGCTGTCGGCCCGGCAAACTTGCCAGCTAGAACGATGTCGCCGCCCGGCGGCGCAGGCGTCGGCGTGGACGGCTTCGCCATGGCCGACACGATCGCGGCAACGGCTAGAGCGGATGCAACAGCTAGGCGGATATTCATTTGTCGGAACCTGCCACCAGGGCCAGCGTGAGAGCATCAATCGACTTTTTCTCTGCGTCTCCCAGCTGGTCCGTTTGCAGCAGCCGCAGGCGAACGGTTGCCAGTTGGGCCATGGCGATTTGGTAGGAAACCTTGGCCGGCACGTGCGGATCAGATGCCAACGCAGAGTCCGGCAGCGTCACGGCCCGTGGCTTCGGCCAGAGCATCACGGCCACGGCGGATGCGATTAGGGCAACAGTCAGCATCATGCGGCGATCCTTACGAGCGGAAGAAGTGATTCGATGGCACCAGCCGCGGCAAGCAGCACCAGTTGCCGCACAGCGGGCTTGACGATCAGCCAGAGCGGATAGGCAAGCATCGGCACGCACTTGTCGGCCAAGGCGTCAAACAGCATCGCCACGGCGTCCAATGCCCACTGCTTTTTCTGCGCGCCATCCGCAGGCACGGAGTCGAGGGCGGCAATTGAGATCCGCAGCAGCGCAATGGACAACTCGCCAAACTCGGCAACCGTCAGCCCGTCACGGGCTTTCATGCGGGCGATTGATACGAACGCTCTAACTTTGTCGGAGAACGCCACCAGATCATTGGCGGCAGTCGTCGGCGCAGACGAAATCACGTTTTGACTCCCACGATGTAAGCGGCAACGCTTGCGGCAGCGGCGCCGTTGTTGGTGATGGATAGGATTTTGTTGGTGGTAGTCGTGGCCCATCCTGCCTTGGGTGCCGTCGCGTAAAGCACGCCTGCCGGCGGCAGCACAAGCGTGTCGGCTGCAAAGTTCGTCCAGCGGTTGCTAACGCTGGTTGCGATCGACAGACCGGCGGTGCTCGAGCGGTTTTCAATTAGCACCAACTTGACGTTGGCTAGCGACAGATTCCCTGTGCCGCCAAAGACGTTCAGCGGCAATGACCGCAAGTCGATAGAAGCTTGCGCCGACGCATTGATGGAAAACACGTCCTTCCAAAAACCATTCGCCTGGTCGTTGCCAGTGCCGTTTGCCAGCGCGAGGGCCAGCAACGCCGTGACAGAGTCGGTGACCGTGGTGGTGGTCAGGTCGTCGGACCATGACGGCACGACGCGCAGTGCGCTGGTGAGTGAAAACGACTGCGGCATCACTCGGCCTCCGTGGAAGTGCCAAGGAGGTAGAGCGAATAATTGATCGGGTCTTCTGTCGTGTTGGCGATCCGCACGATGCTGTTGTCTTCAGTGACAACCCAGCTGTCGGTGTTGTTGATGGCGAACCACTCGGAGCCAGGGCCAACCGCAGCGGCATAAACAGCCGTGGGCCTGCCGGGATCAACTCCAACCAGCAGCGTCTGCCCGGCGGCCGTCTCGTTGTTGACGATCTTGATGAGCCGCAGCTGCCGGAAGACGAACGGCACGGCCACGCCCAACGCCGTCTGCTCTAGGTCCAGCAAATCAAAGGCTTCAATCGTCTCGCCTGCAATCGTCCGCTGGTCCGCGAACACCAGATCTGCCTGCCCGGCACCGGAGCCGTCCGCAATCGTGTAGTTGCCAAGGATCGTCTTGCGGCTGACGACGCTGCCGACTTCCTGCGAGTCCGTGCGCGTCCACGACAGCGTGGTGCGCAGCGTTGCCGCCAGAATGTCGGTGACGGAGTCAGCCATGCAGGAGCCCCATATCTAGAGCCCGCTTTGCGGCCGAAACGCTCACGCCCAGGCGGAACGCCAGTAGTTCGATGTCGGCCCGTGTCGGCTGCGGGCGCGACGTGATCTTGCCCCACGTCTGCGGCTTCGGCGTAAACGTGGCAGCGAGTGAAACGATGTCGCTGGCAGACGCGATAGACTCGCGCCCGTCCGCACCACCGCGCCGCCAATGAGCCGCCTGGATCACGCTGCTGCCTCCTACAGCCAGCGTAAAGCCACAGGGAAGCACTCAGGCAGGGTCTATGGCTTGCGAGTCTGCCGGTAGAAAACCAGCGCAATGGCGGCGTAACAAAGGATGTCCATGAGCGTATCTTCGATGCCGTCGAACTCGACTTTGCCACGTCGGAAAAAAGCTTTGATGCGGTGCATCTTGTCCATCATGCGGAGAACACACCCGGCCCATGGCTGCATGTTCACCACATCGGCACTGGAGCGGATGTTCGACAATGCGTCTTCGTCCACGCCGTAGTCCAGCGTTTTCCGCAGGTGCAGCTGCTTCGCCTCCTCAAGGATCGCCACGAACTCACGACTGCCGGGCCGCAGGTCTGTTGCTGCGGCCACACCGTCACCTAGCAGCCGTGGGTGGCGCGACGCTTCCAACTCGCGCTGCCCCTGCAGAATCCAGTCGGACCGATCGGCGCAGTACTTCTCGGCACTCTCCTGCGTAAGCTTTTTCCACCCGTCAACTGCCGACGTATCCGCCTGCGGCTGGCACTTGCCTCCCTCGCAGCAGCCGGCAACCTGCGGAAACAGTTCCGCCGGGCTCGGCGTCGATGCGCCACCGGCCAATCGTGTTTCCACGGCGTCCCGCAGTGCTGCGTTGGCGGCCGTCAGTGTGTCAATCGTCGCTGTCATGGATGCCCTTTCGTGGAGTAGATGAATGATGCCGGCGGCCAACGTCCCGCTGGTGCCAAAGTAGGCGCCGCTGAACTGCCTTGCTCTATGTTCCAAACCCGTCAAGTATTCCGGCGTCAGCTTCATGCCCGTGGCCGTGGTGATGCGACGTGCATGGACGACAGCCCGCCGTCGTGGTCATAGAGGAACGTTTCGCAAGCCTGCCGCGAACCGATGAAGCCGTTGACGCTGTGCCAATCGTCTGGCGGGCAGAGTGCCGGCGCGGTGCGGACGATCACGCCGTCGAGCGTCTCAATCGGCCGCTGCCATTCCGCAGCCTGTGAATGGAAATGCCCGGTATGCCATTCCCGGTATGGGCATTTGGCCCAGTGCTGCGAAGCCTCTAGCGCCATGATCTGCGGCAACTTTCGCTTGGCCCTGTGGCCGTGCGCGAAGCCCAGCAGATTCCGCCCGTGCGTAAGGTACTGCCGCCCGGTGAAATCCTCTTTCACGCGCACGGACTTTGAGTTGCGGAACCGTTCCAGCAGGATGCGCTGGAAAGTCCACGTCAGCACTTCGTCATGGTTGCCGTTGACGATCACGACATCTGTAGGCGCCGTCGCGGCGGACCGCTCAACGATCGACAGCAACGTGTCGCAGCCCACTTGGATCATTTTCTGCAGCCGGCCGTCACGCTCAAGCGGTGTACCACTTGTGGTACTTCCATCGGGCCGATCGTAGTGGAACAGATCACCAAGAAACGCGATCGTGCGGCGGGCCGGCCTTGCAGCGTTGCCAACGTCCAGCAGCTGCTGACCGGCCGCGGCAACCAGTTGTTCCGCGAGACTCAAATCGTAGTCATCGCCGCCGGTCGTGCGCCCCCAGGCGTATTTGCCGAAGTGCGTGTCTGCCACCACCAGCACTTGCCACAACCCGCCTTTGGGTGCCTTGACAGTTTTGGTCAAGGGCCGCCGGATGTCCCGTTTTGCAGCGGCAATCATCGCCGCCACGCACTCCAGCGTTGTCGGGCCGCCCCGTGGCTTGAGCCGCACGAATACACGGTGCAACTCGATGCTTCCGCCTTCGCCGTCGCCGCACTCCCATTTGGTCGCTTCACTAGCGGCGATCTCAAACAGGGCCATGTCGGCTTCAATGTGCCGCAGCAGATCGTCCACCGTCTTGATGCGGCGGCTGGTGCTGCGGGCTTCGAGCGTGTCGCCAGATTGCGACTGCGTCACCTGTTCCGCATCAGCGGCAGGCTTCGGCGCTGGCAACTTAGCCGCAACGCTGTCTATGAGGGCCTTGCGTTCAGCCATGCGATGACGCCTTGTATGCCGGAGGTTTCCCAGCCACGTTCTTTGGCAGCCTCAATAATTGCGAAGCAATAGGCACGTTTCTGATGAATCGCCGGATTGAAGGCGTTGCGCACGATCTCCAACTCCGATTGGGCATCTGGGGGCAGGCGATCAAACCACGTGCGAAAGCCGGGCCTGCCATGCGCCGCACGAGACATCACGTCATCCAGCAGGCTCATCAGTCCTCCTGGTCGTCAGGCCGGCGGAAGCCTTCGGCGTCAATCACGCCCGAAAGCGTCTCGGCAAACTCTGCCACAGCGTCTTCGTGCAGATCCGGCCACCGGGCGTGAATCAGTTCGTGAATCAGCGTATCAAGCAGGTCAACGCCAACCAGCTTGTCGGCAATGCGGATAGTTTTGGTCGTGTAGTTGCACTGCCCGTCATCGTGACGCAGCCGCACGCGCTCAATCTTCCAGCGTTGATCGCCCACGTATACGGTGCGTCGCTTCCGTGCCATGTGCCGGCTAGCTCCGCTTTAGTTTGACGCTGTACGCACCATCCACGCCACCAAGCGGCATCGTGATTTCATCGCCGTTGGCTAGTGCCACTTCTTGGTCAGGCGTCAGCGTGTGGGTGTAGGCGTAATCGCTGAGTACCCGTTCAGTTAGCGTTCGAGTGGCAAGAGACTGGTCTTTCTCGCAATACATCAGCCACCGAAACGGCTGCACTTTCCATGTGTTGGCTACAGCATCCAACGCAATTCTGTTGTCCATAAGCCAGTCCATGGCTTCAGAGAACGTCACGTTTTCCTGCAGTGTGACGTTTGGCCAGCCATCTATTTCGCCCATCACTCGCACGTGATCCGAAGGCTTGACGCTGAAATCCTCGTATTCCGTTTCGGCTTTGATGCACGCACGAAATGACAGCGTCAACACAAGCGGACCAAGCGTCGTCGTCTTGAGCGCCGGAAAGGTCTTCGCCTGCCGGCATACGGACAGCATTGCTTGGACGCCTTCAAGCGAATACGTTGCAGACTTCACGCTGCGAATGCGCCGCTGCAGTTCCGTTTCTCCAAACGGGAACGGGCCACCAACCAGCAATTCCTCTTTGGTAAACCGCAGCCCGTCTTTCGCCTGTTCTTCGGTCGTCTCTGAATCACCAAACGTTTTTTCCGCGCTGTCGAAGTGCAGCCGAAAATACGGGCTCTCATCCAGCCAGTGGTTGGATTCCGTGAATGTGTCGCCGGATAGAAAGAATGCGTTTCTAGTCGCCGCAGGAACGGCTTCCACTTCCGCGCCGCCACCACTATTGACGCAGGCCCACACGTTCTGCGACAGCGTAGCTGCTTGAAAGGTGGTAACCAACTTGATATCGGGCGGCGGCGGCTCGCTGTCTAGGCACATGATGCGCGGAAACAGGTCGCGCGCAACGTGGTTGAAGTCGCCAGGTGCAGGACCAGTCCACGCCGGTATTGCGTTGGTGTTGTCAAGCGGCCCGCCAGGGAACAAAACTTTTCCTTGGAAGTACGCCCCGCCAACGTCGTCCGGCGGTTGTATTTCGTTTCCGTCTTCATCCAGCAGCACAATTCGAGCCGTGACTTCCGTGATTTCTGTCGCGCAGACGATTGCTGAACTGTGCCACTGCGCCTCGCTCGGCCCGGCGCACTGTGACACCAGCGCTGGCGGGCTGGGATCAATCGTCGTGCCGAGGCCCCAGTAGGAAAATGGCCCTGTCGCTCCGGCGACAGGAACCCGAGGCACAAAGCCTTCGTAGTT